AACAACAATAGTCTTGGCACCAGAAGTTCCGGTCGCTGTTGTAGTGTTATACGGGTATACAGCAAGACTGTATGTCGAGAGAAAATCTTCTGGACAAGCTAAGTACTTATTACCAGTAGACAAAACGCCCGTTACGTTCTTACGCAAGTTGGCAATTTGCACCGTGTTATAGATGCGCTGCTCCGCCTGCTTAATCATCGTATTGATAGTGGTCGTATCAAACGTGTTCTGCGTGTAATCAACTACCGCAGCTACAAGTTGAGCGTATGTCATTGCCATTATTTAAACCTCAAGCCATTGGGCCGCGAGCCATCAAGCCTTTAGTAGCCGCACCAGTACCACGAACTTTAATGCCGCTAGTTTTAACTTTTTCATCACCAGCAGATTTACTTTCAGCACCAACGCTAAGGTCTAAGTTTTCAAGCTTACTGCGGTTAGAGCCACTACCGGGATTAGCAGAAACAGATACTGCTTTGCCAGTCATAGTGTGTGGTTTGGCATAGACCTTAGCATCGCCAACTTCTTTGCCCATCATCTTTTTGCTAAATGTAGCCATGATTAGCCTCGCTTTTGATTGTTAGCACGAGCCATGTTACGACCAACTTTACGCATTTCCATTCCGGTAACGCCTGAAGTCTTTTTACCACCCATCATTTCTTTTTGAGTGGGGCCACTGTTACCCAAATTTGTACCTTCAGTTTTACCTTTTTTGGCAATTCCATCGGCTGCTGTTCTGTATCCCATAATAATCTCCTTAACTTACCGTTACTGTACCAACAAATGTCGTTGCCACCAAGTAGTTTGGTGTCATTCCTGCATCAAAATTACTGGCTCCGCCAACCGGATACCAGCCCCATTGAATATCTCTAGAACCACCAGTTGGAACACCACCGGAAGGACTGTCAACAGGGTAAAGCTGTAAACCATTTACACCAGCCGTTACATAAGTTGTATCCCGTCGTGGATTACGTAAAGCTTGTGGATCATCTACAGGAAACGTACCCAACATTAACTGAGGCTGATCCGGATCCCAACATTCACCACAGACCAATAGTTGATATTTACGTTGCTTAATGATCTCAGTCTTAAGCGTCTTCAATAAAAACTGCTGTCCACAGCGGTCGCACATGGCAATCGCTTTTTTGCCGGATGCAAAACGATTACCCATTAACTGCTACCAATAAACATCTGTCTAGGAACAAACCTAATTGCTGCCTTTTCACGGTCTTCGCCTGCAGCAATCTCAAAGGTCTCATCGTAAATCTGCTTCAGCATTTGAATGCGAGGCATTAATTCTGGTGTTTTAACTGCAATGTGATAGGCCAATCCAGCCACAACACAAGGTAAAAACCTAAAGTTCATGTCTGCTGTTTCTACACCAGCGCCAGCATCTTGAATACGACGGAAACGGTAGTAAACAAACTGATATGGTGTGCTGTTATCTGGCGTTGGCCATACAGTTACAGCAGGAAGTTGAGGAACATATACCGCTGTTCCGTCCACATGGGATGCGGCAGTTGTATTATTTTGGCCACGAAATACACCACCTAAAACATTACCTGTGAGGTATGTGTAGTAAATGTCTTCAGACTCTAAACGAATAAACCCTGATCCAGCTAGTCCAACTACCGAGTCAAGCGTAATCGTTGTATCGGTAGAAGTAATTGCACCATTAAGAACCGTATTTGTTGGGTTAACCTGACCGGAAAGACGTTGAACCCATACTTGAATAGGTCTAGCTTGCTGTAGTTTATTAGGAATAGTCGCATAGGTAGAAACACTAATACGAGTAATACTTAAATCAGCTTGCGTTGAAGATGTATTTGAACCTGTACGAATAACTTGTTCAAGCAAATCAATGGTATCTGTAGGAAGAGCATAAGTGGCTAAGCCGGGGGTCAAGTTAATGAATCCCTGCTCAATAGTCCACATGTTGATGCCCTTGTTCTGCCACTCAATAGTCATCAAGTTCATTGAACGACGGGCAGTTCTCAAGTCATAACCAGTACGCATCTCACGACCAGCCCGCTCCCACGCCTCTTCAGCAATCTCCGTAAAATCCATGTTAAAGAGGGTGGAGCCGGTAGTGGTCATTTTTTAGCAGTCTTTGCAGATTGAACAAAAGCGTCAGCAGTAGGAGCACCTTTAGATCCGGGCTTACGCATCTTCTCTTTTGAACCAGCGGCTATCCGCTTACGTTTAGCGTTAATGTTGGCATAAAGGCCAACAGGCCCACCTTCCGCGTATTGCGTAAAGTCGGTGTCATCTCTACGCGACTTGCGTACAGCTTTAGGCATTTTACTGGGTAGCATGTCACCCATTCCACGACTTGGCATCATAATTTAACAGGCGTAACCGCCGCCTTTCATGCTAATCATAGTGCCCTTGGTTTTACCTTTGGTAGCACAACCATCAGCACGACTAGAAGCTGATCCGCCTTTAGCTAATTTTTTAACTGAAGCACCATCAATATCTTGAGGGACTGGCATACCTTCACGAAAAACTGTGTCTTTAGGCACAGGTTTCTTAGGGGCAGGAGCTTTAGGCATAGGCTTCTTAGCAGCCGGAACACCTTCAGGATCTGTAGGTGGCTTACCCATTTCAGCAGTATAAATACCGCCTTCAGCAAATTTATGTTTTTTCATAATTGCTCCTTAGCAGGCCATGCCGCCCTTGTTCATTTTAATCTGTGTGCCTTTGGTCTTACCACGCTGGGCAATACCATTAGCGGCTGCACGGAACGTACCGCCACCAGCTAACTTGGTCATAGATGCACCTTTATGCAAACGACCTTCGTGTTTGTTCACAGCCTTTTGCATCATAGCTTTATCTTGTTTAAGATCAGCTTTCATGTCTTCTTTCATGTCGCTCTTAGCCATACCGCCTTTAGCCATTTTGGACATGCCGCCTTTGGCCATCTTGCCTACGCCGTCAGCGGCGAAGTCAGGAACCATTTTGCCGCCCTTGTTGACCATAGTCATACCGCCATCTGCGTAACCTTTTTTCATATCGCCACCTTTAGAAAATTTACGGCCTTTATCGGCCTTTGAAAAATCTTTACCCACTGACATGGGCACTCCTACTTTCTTGGCGAACGATGGCGAATGTGCAATCGCTTCCATGAAATTATGTTGTTTCTTACTTACGCTTGGCATTATCGTCTACCTCCGTAAATTTGACCACCGTATTTATATGAAGTTTGATCTTGTAAAAGATTTTCTAACTTTCCATCATTACCAGTTGTAGATAAATAATCGCTTAAACTGTTTCCTAAATCATAAGCATTATTTTCAGACAACTGACTACCTTCAATTTGCGGCCCAGTAAAAGATTGGCTGTCAGTATTAATTGTTCCATCAGCATTCATTGCATTCAACACATCAAGAATATTTACTCCTGTTTCTTGTTGAGTTGGCGGCACACCAAGATCTTCTGCCAAATATTTCATATCCAGTTGATCTGCTGGACTATTAAATTCTTGCGGGCCAACAAAATTAGGAAAGTTAGGAGTTATTGTTCCATACAGAGCTTCTCTAAGTTCTTCATTGTTATTAACTGTTTGACCAGTTGGATCCAAATTGTTTTCATTTGGATTTACAAAAGAATTTTGACTTGGATCCCAATATGAACCCACTGGCTCATAAGGTGTGTTGGGAGTTGAACGTACAAAATCACCGATTGGCTGTGGCAATAAATCTCCAACAGTATCTCTTATAATTCCTTTTGAATAATCTTTTTCAGCTTTTGCGCCTTCTTGAAGATCTTTAACTTCATTGCCATAACCTAAATAATCTGCAAGTGAATTTACAGCTTTACCAACTAAGTACCCTTGTGGGTTTATAGCAAATGGCAATAGTTCTCTCATTTGGGGTGACAAGTTTTCAGATAGCTTATCTATGCCAAAAGTCTTTGCGCCACCACCTAACAATGATTGAATTCCAGCCATAATTACTCACCCCTTTTGAATAAGCTGGTCAATTTTTGCTTCAAGCCTGTTAAAACGTTGGTCAATGTGGTCAGTAATTCTTTGCACTTCTGCGTTAGTAGTGTAATCACGCGCTAACTCCTCTCGGGTTTTGTTCAAAAGAATATCCAAACGTTTGAGTTCGGCAAACTTTTCCTTCATTGTGAAACCAATGAGCGTGGTTATCAAGGTCAGTGCTGCCGACCAAATAGTATTCAAGTCCATTTAACATTTCCATCTCGCAAGAGCCGCAGCTTTACGGGTAGGTTTGCCCTTCTCATCTTTCATAGGGCCGGGTACACCAGACATCCGAGCACAGAAAGAATCTTTACGTTTACCGCCTTGAGGCTGTGGAGCTTTTAAATTACTACCTGTTGCGGCGTTGTACTTGGCTCGGCCTTTAGCAGTTAAACCTGCACCCTTAGATGCTGGCAACTTTTCACCGCGACCAATAGCAAGAGAGGGTGCTTTCTTAGCCATTAACAACTCTCAATCTGGAGTTATGGATATTTTCCAACATTGGCATTACAACTTCTTCTCGAAAGTTTCGCTCAAATGTTTCTTGTCCAACGTGGGGCAAGCTAATGTCAACGTCGATATAAACAGTGAAACCCATTTCAGTAGCTCTATCGCAGAACAAATAGTCTTCTCCAACATACTTACCGTCCCTGATTGCAAAGTCAAATACGGCTGACATCTTTTCTGTAGGGGACTTTTCATAAGTCCACTCTGGATGTGCTTCTATCAATCGTTCAATAACATGACGCTGGATCAACATAAACCCAGTAGGCGCACGTTTTAAACGCATTAGAGAGCCATCAAACTCTAGGTCGCCATTGTCATCAAAGTAAATATCTGCAAAGAACTTAGCGTCTTTGGCTCTGCGTGGGTATGCTCCGGCAGTGATGTCTTTATCACCGCTTTGGGCAAGCAGACGTAGAATATCATCAGGGTTAACGATTACATCCGCGTCAATAAACAAAAGCTCTGTGCAGTCTGTCTTTAAGAATTCGTGTACCAAAGCATTACGAGCCATGGTAATAATTGAGCAATTAGACAAATCAGACAACGTGACGGACACACCAAGACTAATTGCCTTGGGCATTAACTGCGCCAGTGCAAATGCGGTCTTGATATTTAGTTTGCCGTCATAAGCTGGAATGCCTATGAACAGCTTACGCCCCATCAATGTTGCCTGTTTTGTTTCAGCCATAATAGATATTACAAGCTACTACGTTACTCATTTGGGCATAAACACCATCGGTAGCAACTACACCATCATCAGGAATGAATGGCGCATTGTTATATGGATCATTTGCCGCTACGTCATATGTCATCAACCAACGGTTTGCAAAAACCATTGCCGCTCCAGCAGTAATACTTCCGGAGTTTATGTCTGTAACTGTAAACGTACTTGAGTTTGTAACGGTTACTGGATAATTGCCGTTTGTTGCCGTACCGCCAGTGCCAGCCGCAAAGTCAATACCAATAACT